CGCCGCCGTGACTTGCGCCACCAGCGCCGCCATGACAGCTTCCACCCTGGCCGTCGTCATGCCGCACCCCTCCGCATTTCCTTTAGAATATTCGGCGCCAGGTTTTCATTTGCCGCCCGCGCGGCGGCCGCGATATTGATCCGCTTGTGGTGGCGGGTTTGCTTGACCAGAAAGAACAACAGCGTTACCCGTGACTTTGTCACCCGCACCAGGCGCGCAGGCGACTTGCCGCGCGGCGGGATGAAATGAATATTTTTCTTGCCGATAAAATCCGCCGGCGTTTTACTCCGACGCCCGCCGCCGGATCCCGCCGTTCGCCCGGCCGCCGGCAACCAGATCGCCAGATATTTCGTTCGCTTCGGCCGCACCGTCCCGCCCTTGTCGGCCAGTTCCATGATTGCCTGGGCCTTGGAATAGACAAAGGCCGCTGTCTTAAATCCCGATTGGTATTTATTCAGGCGCCAGGTGCCGGCTAGTTTTTTCAGACCGGCCCGGCGCGTCTCTCCGCGCAACCGATCGTTTAACGTCTTGCCCGTCGCCTTGACGCCCTTCTCGGTCGCGGCGTCCAGGTCGGCAATTTCCCGATCAATGATTTTCTTGACCGCGCGCGCCACCCCGACCCCACGCCGGCCAGGGCCGCCGGAAACCACATCGACGCCGATATTCGCCATCTACCCGCCCTTTAGCCCGACGGTCCAAAGCACGCCTAGGCCGTCCAGTTCGGCGTTGACAACGGTATAAACAGCCGCATCGATGGTGACCGTATCGCCCCGCACCGGCGTTGCGACCTCCACAGCCTGCAACAACACCGACCGCCGGCGAACCATGACATCGGCGCCGCCCAGATCAGCGGCCACCAACGGCTGCAAATGCTGCACCGTCACGGCGACCGCAGGCCCGCCCGCAGGCGTATAGGTGGCCGCGACGCCGAACTCGCCAGGCGCGAAAAACCCGGCCAGATCAGCGGCGCTTTCGACGGCCATGGTTTAGATCAGGCCCGGATTGGTAGCCGCGCCGCCGCCGTCCGCCATATTGCCACCATTTGGGCCGTCGGTTTCGCCGCCACCGGCGATCGCGGTAGGCGGCGTGATGGCCTTGGCCTTCACCATGGCCGCGAAAATTGCGTCGCGGTTATCGCCCGAAACGACAAAACCAACCTTTTCACCCAATACCTGGGCATTGGGTTTGCCGTCGAGGGTCCAATGGGCCACGTCGGCGGGATCCAGCTTAAGCATGGCAGCCTTAACCGCCTTGACCTCGGCCCGGTTTAGCTTGCCCTCGGCCCGCCGCGATTTGGTGCCTGCGCCCTTGCCTGCGGCCCTCACGGCGGCCAAATCACGCGCGCCGGCGGCACGGTCGGCCTTCACCTGATTGCCGTGTTCCACTGCCTCGGCAACGGCGGCAACCACCGCACGGGCGGCGTCACTTTCGGCCGGCGCCAGGTTTTGCAGAAATGCCTTGTTTAACGAACCCGAACGAATAACCGCGACTTCCTCGCCGCGCTTGAACTGAACGGCCCGCACCACCTCGAAGGGCTGCCGATCGGTCGCCCCGCAATAGCTGGCAATGGCCGTGCACACCTCCTCGCCTAGGTCATCAACCAGCTTTTGCAACGTGGCCGGATCGCCGAGCAAGGGGCGGATATTATGCGCCCGGCGCGCGGCCTGGTTTGCGTCCAGGGCCAGGATCGCGCCGATCTCGAACCCGACAAAAATTGACGTAACAGTAAAAACTTGCATAACCGAAATTCTCCCGACTGCGCGCGCCCGCATGGCGTCGCGCCAAAAAATAACGGCGGCCAGACCCGAGCCTGGCCGCCGCACCCATCAACCCAAAATCAGATAAGTTTCACCTGGCAAGCGTGCTGCCAGAAGCCATAGCCGACTTGCCCGGTCCAATCGACGGAGTAAAGATGCCGGCCGTTATGGTATTCCTCGGGACTGCCCTCGGCCTGGTATGGCGTCGTCAAGGGCACTTCCTCTTGCTTGATAAACGGCGCACCGCCGTCGCTACCATCGGCACGAAAGACGGCAAAGGTATCGGTCCAGGTCAGACGCGGATTAGGCACCACGCTCAACGACATGCCCGGCAACCCAGCCAGGACGTTTGTCTCGCCACCCGCCAAGGTCGGCGTGACAACAGCCGCAACGGCCGAGGACCAGAACGGCGTCGGAACCATCACCATGAATTCGCTGGCCCCTTCGTTGATCGGCTCGCCTTGATCATCGACAAAGCCCAGGATTTGCTGGATCCCCTGCAAGACTGCCTCGCGCATGGTTTTCGCGCTCGGTGCCGTCGTCGAACCCTGTTCGTCGGTCGGCACGGCCTGGGCTGAAACGTCGACCTGGATATCGTTGTCCTGGGTGCCGCTATCACCCTCGGAATGATCGGTATCAAAAAAGAACTGGCCATCATAGCAAACCGTGCTTTCGCCGTTCAAAATCAATGTCGACAACAGGCCGGCGCCGTGGCTGTTAGCGCGTGCCGCCAGACCGTTGATCCGCTGCACGACCTGGCCCGTTTTGTCCCGGCGAATTTCGTCAAGCATGACCGCTATGGTTGCCTCGAAATTCGAGTTGGTGATCGTAATCCCCTGCTCGCGCAGGCCATGCACCAAACGGCCGCCGACATGCTCGCGCATGGCCGGCGACATGCCGAGCCATTTATGGGTTTCCGACGCCTGGTCGCTGCTAATTGCCATAGCCAGGCGGTCGATCCAACCGATCGCGCCCTGTTCCAACCGCATGTGAAGTAAGCCGAGGATCGCCCGGCTGCCAAGACCTAAAGCACTCATTTTTCAATTTCCCTAGATTTGTCGCGTAGCCATTGGCGGCGGCGACGGATTAAACATTTAGCGCGGCAGGCAGACGCCCGCCGGATTAGTACCCCAGCTTGACCAGTAGGACGCCCGAGCCTTCGACAAAGGTGGTGGTGCTGGCCGCCTCGATCGATATCGTGTCGTTAATATCGAAAGCATTGGCGGCGGAAACCGCGGATCCGGCGACAACCTTACCGATCGGCGTACAATTGGCCGACGTCAAGGCAACCGCGCCGCCCGTGACGTTGGTGGTGTTAATTTCGGCATTTAGCGTCGACAGTTTCGCCGCCGTCGTCACCGCCACCAGGACGGCAAAATCCAGCGCCTTGATCCGCCCCGGAAAGCCCGGCGTATAGGCGGTTACGACGTCGCCATCGGCCAGGTTGGCGAGCGTCAGGGCAATAGGAACGATCAATTCCCGCTCGGGCGACATAACATCGAAAGCGACAATGCCCACGCCGGTGCTTTCGTACCGCACCACCCGGCCGATATAAGTGCCCAAGCCGGTCAGGGCGAAGGTATTGTCGTCGGCCGCATAGACCGGGCGGCCTACGTCGGTAATGCCCAGGCTGGTAATCGCCAGGCGGATCTGCCCGCGCGTTTGAACCTTGACGTTAAGGGCACCGGCGGCGCCGGCCGAATTGTCGGCCTTTTGCAGGGCGAAGCCGCGAAACGGATCTGCCGAAACCAACGGCCGGCCATAGCCCGAACCGTTATCGCCAACGGCGGAACCTTCATAAATAGTATCCGACGCGATCACGCCGAATGCGTCGACGTCGGTCCCGAACGGCGTAAACCGGCGAGGGGTATCAACTGCCAAAGTCGTCATTTTTCCTACCTCAATTTTTTGCAATCATTGCAAGGTTAGACTTGTGACCGACCGCCCAGGGCGGCGGTTGTTGTTAGAGTTTTCGGACTAGGCCGGAACCATCATCACGGCCGGCGCCTTAATCGTGCCGGCCCGCGCGGCCTTGGCATAGGCCAGATAGCCAGCCTCGCCGCTAAGGTTGAATTCGGCCCGCAGGGCAGAATTAGCCGACCATTCCGCCTTGTCGGCGGCGACTGCGCCTTCCTCGTCGCCCTCGACGATCACGGCCTGGACCGCTGGCGTACCGCTGGCACTCGCCGCCGGTTGCGGCAAATCGATCGCCAGGGTTTGTTCGTCGGCCGCCGTAGCCGCAATCGCCTGCCCACCCTTTGCCTTTTGCGCATCGACCTGGGCGCGCATTAGATCCGTATCAGTCAGGGCGGCGTCGGCCTTGTGGGCAGCCAGCAAAGGTTCGTAGCCGGGCAACGCCACGGCTTCCAAGGCCACCACGCGCAGGCGCTCGGCGTCGGCGCCCAGCGCCAGGCCTTCAGCCTTGCCGGCAGCAATGCCAACGGCCAGGCCTTCATCATGCCCGGCCTGGCGGCCTAGGGCATCGCCGGCGATCTCGCCTTCCTTGCGCGCCGTGGCGCTGATTTCGGCAAAAGCCTCGGGATGCTCTGCACGGATCTGATCCGCGTTTTTCGTAACCATTTTTCCAGTACCTCTATGCTGGGGTGAAGCCGGGCGCGGATCCGCGTCGGCAATTGTGCCGGCAATAAGCCCGGCGAGAACTTCCTCATGGGTGGCAATGCCGTCGGCCATGCCGGCGGCCACCGCCGCCGCGCCGATCAAAACATCGCCCTGGCCAAAATCTTCCTTGACGGTTTCGACCGATACGTCGCGGCCGGCGGCGACCTGGGCGATAAACACCTCGGCCAGCCCGTCAACCGTCGCCCGGATCGTCGCCCGGCCCGCATCCGTTGTGGGATCCGGCGCCTTGTTCGGCGATTGGCTGGAAATGATCGTTATTTTTTTCGGTTGGCCGGGCATTTCGCTACGGTCGGTAAAACCGGCAATCACGCCGATTGATCCCAGCAATGCGGTTTCATCGACATAAATTTTACTGGCGGCGCTGGCGATCCAATAGGCCCCCGAGGCGGCCATGCCCGAAACATAAGCGACGATCGGCTTATTGCCTTCGTCGCGGATCGTCGCGACCAGCTTGGCGACTTCGTTGGTCCCGTTGACCTCGCCGCCGGGGCTATCGATCGCCAATAGGATCGCCGTAACGGCGGGATCATCGGCGGCGGCGCGCAGATCACGGGCCAGAACCTCATTAGACGTGGCGCCCGAAATCTGGGTGAACAGATTAGCCCGGCGGAATATGGGGCCGGCGATCGGCACCATGGCGACACCATCGCGGATAGTGGTTTTTTGGCTATTGACCAATGGGCGACCCAATTGCGTTTCGATCGCCGCCGGCGTTTCATTCGTGCGGGCGGCAATATCGAAAAGGGTCAGAAGCGGTTTTTCGGCCATCGCCCAGGCCTCGGCCATTGCCAGATCAAACGCGGCGGTCATTGCTGATCCTCCAATTTTTGCAAGGCGTCTTCTAAGTCGGGACCGGGCAAGTCGTTGTTATCTTCGGGATCCAGGGCCGGGCCGCCGTTGTGGCCCATACCCTCGGCGTCGGCAGCCAGGGCAATTTCCTGTTTGCGGCGGCCAATGTTGCGGTCCCAATCGCCGCCGGTTTTTTCCGCCGTGACTTCCTGGTCGGTTTTCCAGCCATGGGCGACGGCGATTTCGTCGGCCTTGTTTTCCTTCATGGGATCGAGCGACATTTGTTTCGGGCCGATCCAGGCGCAGCCAAGCCAGGCCTGGCGAACCATGGCATCCTCGAACAATCCCGGCGCGGCCAGGTGATTGGCCGCGATCGCCTCGGTAATCAAGGCGCCATAGACCGGCGCGCAAAAGCGACGGGTCAACCAGGACCGCCGGCGACGGACGAATTGCGCCATCATTTCCAGGGCCGCACGGCTGGCCGAATAGCTGGCCACAAAGTGCATTAATAAAACTTCCCTGGGGATATCGATCGCGGCGGCGATCTGACCGACCACGGCGGTATAGAATGGATCAAATTCGGGATTGGGCCGGCCCATGTTTAGCGAGGTGACTTCGTCTTCCTTGCCCAGATCCAGAACCACGCCCGGCGCCATTTTGTATTCGCGGGCCGGCCCAGCCGGGGCCAGGTTATTGTTGGGATCCACGTTAGGTAACGGCGTGCCGGATCCCTTGTGAACAATTGCAATCATGGCCGAAATCACGGCGGCCGTTAATTCAGCCTCCGAATAGCTGGTCAATTGCTTTAATTGCTCGACCACCGGCGCCATGAAAGGGACGCCGCGCGTCTGGCCGGGCCGCAATTTGTCATACAGGTGCAACACCTGGCGCCGGCCCAATTCGGGCGACCAGGTTGGCACCCGCGACCACGTCCGATCCGCACGCCCGGCCACGTTGCCAGGATGCACATTTTGGAAATGATACGCCACCGCCGCGCCATATTCGTCCAGCTCGACGCCGCCGACGATTTTATTGCCGCTTTTCAATTCGGTGCCGTCGCGCTGGCCGTTGGGATTGCTGACCTGGTCGGCCTCGAATACCTGCAAGGCCAGGCCATAAGGCCAGCCGGGCCGCTTTACATCGCGCAGCACGACAAAAACGTCGCCGCTATCGAGCGCGGCCCGATAAACCAATTCCTGCAAGCCGGCAAAATCGAGCGATCGCGACGCATCGCAGGCGTCACTTTCAGCCCATAAGCGCCAGGCGCGGCCGGCCGATAATTCCCATTTCCCGGCGGCGGTGGGATCCAGGCCGACCACCTCGCGATCGATTTGCGGTTGCGCGCGCAAACCGTCGCCAACCACGAACGTAACATTTCGGCCCAGGGCCGCCGTTGCGATCGGGGCATTGCGTGACGCATCCCGCGCCCGGCCGCGCAAACTCTCCAAGGTCGGCATGATATTGGCGTCGGCGGATCCACCGCCAGGGCGCCAGTTAAACGTCGGCCGGCGATCCGACCGGCCGCCGCTATAACCGGCGGCGGCGGAATACACAGCGTCATAGGCCAGGCGATCGGCGGCACGCCGGGCGGCCCAGCGCGGCGAAATTGCCAACGCGGCGCGATCAAACAAACTGCGCTGGCTCATTCCATCACCACCGCGAGGCGCGCCGACGGCGTCGTCGACCCGCCTTGGGCCAGGCATTGGCCCTGCCAAAATACGATCATTTCGCGGACCTCTTTGGCATCAGCGCGGGTCAATGCGCGGTCGCCAATTGTATAACTTTGATTGGCCGCGACCGCCGTCGAGGCGGCCACCCACAAATCTAATTGCGCCTCGGAAATGGCAAGCGTTAGGGCCATGCTAAAAATCCCTTCGCATAATGGTTTGCGGTGGGCGAACGGCGTTCGCCGGCGCCTGGACAGGCGCGGGACCGGCCGCCGGCGCAATCGCGGGATCGGTCGCGGCATCGATCGCGGGATCCGTGGCCGGCCTTTGTTCCGGCCGCGCCCAGGCCGGCACCCAGGCCAGGGTGCCATCGGTGGCGCCGTGGCGCATCAAGGCGACCAGGTTATAAACCAGCAAATCCCAGGTTTCGTTTGCGCCGAAGCCGGTTTTTTCCCAGATCCCGTTGACCTTATTTTCGGCGGTGATCTCGGCGACGTGGCCGGCATCCATATCGGCCGGCAAATGCACAAAGCCCGGCCCCAGGTCGGGCAGTGCCAGGCGGGCGGCGAGGATATCTTTTACCCGGTTCACATTCGGGAGAAATAATTCAGGATCGGGAAAGCCCGGCATTTTCCTTTTGGCGTCGATCGTCGGCGGCGGCAATAGCCGGCCCTTGGGATTGCTGCCGCCCTTAACCAGTGTAATCGCCGTTACTGGCACGCCGGCGCCGATCGCCGTATGCCAGAACTGAAAGGCGTTATTTGTCACGCCCTCGACGCCGCCCGTATCGATCGCCGTGTTCAATATCGGCATCGATCGCCGGGCATCGCCGGCCAGGGGATAGCGGCGCCAGATCACCTTTTGCAAAATCTGGCCCCAGTGTTCCGCATGACGGCCGGGATTGATCGCCGTGACGCCATCGTCAAGCGACAGAATGGCGAAACGGTCCACCACGGCGCTTTCAAAGCCGACACCCCAGGCCGTAACCAAAACCTCGAACCGATTGCCCTGGATATCCACCGCCGCCGTCAGGCAGACCGCCCAGGGCGGCACGGTTTTCAGGACATAGCCGGCCGTTGCGGCCCGCGCGACCAAGGCATCGGCCTCGACCCGGTCGCCGTCACCGACCCGCGCTTGGTAATTCTGGCCCAGGCCCGTATTGGTGAAGGTGCGCAGTTCGCTTTCGTCCTGAAAGTTTTGCCATTTCTCCCAGGCGTCCAGGTAAATCTTGACCAGCCGGCCCCATGACGACAAACCGATCAGGCCATGCAGGTGATAAGAGGCGACAGCCGTTTCGATTTCCGGGCCACTGACGGTGCCATCGTCGGCGACCGTTTGCAGCGGGCCAACCCAAACGCCGGCCCGGTTCATGGCGCGTTTATGCCGGCCGGCAATGACGCAACCGTTTGCCGGGCAGACCAGCGCCGCCGTGGCCTGGCCGCGCGCCGACGTAATTGCCGCTTCCTCGACCGGGATCAATTCGCCGGCATCGCTTTCGACGTGAACCTGGCCCCAGGCCGGCGCGAAATATTCGCCGCATGACGGGCAGGGCCAATGCCAGACCTTGCGCGTCCCGGCCATATATTCGGCCTCGATGCCGCGCGTTTTCCCCAGGGACGGCGACGACGCCATCAAGGATTTATCGCGGCCCTCGAATGTGGTTTGCCGGCCGATCAACAGGCCCTTGGCGCTGCCTTGCTTCTCGATATCCTCGGGCACGTTGTCAAGATCATCGATCACCCAGCGCGGGATCGGACGTTGCCGCAATTGCGAACCGACCGGCCAGACGCCATAGATCGAGGCGCCGCGAAACCGCTTTTCGAAAACATTGTCGACCTGGGTGCGCGGCAGGCCGTCGGTATGTGCCAACATTTTGCCCAGCCGGGCGACCATGAACTCGCGCACCAGTTCCTTGTCGGGATGCAAGATCAGCATATCGGCAGGATCCACAGCGACCGTATGGCCGATCCAGTTCAAGATCACTTCCGTTTTTCCCGATTGCGCCCCGCCCATCAAAACGATAGCCGTAAAAATCGCCGTCGATGCCAGCAAGTCTTGCGGCTCGCGCAAATATGGCGTTTCGTCAAAATTGAATGGCCCGGATCTGCCGCCGCCCGCGTTATCCAGGCGCCGGTTATCCTCGGCCCAGGTTGTCAGGGCGATATCGTCGGGCGCCTCGATCAGCGCCGCCGCCTCGGCGAAGATCCCGGCCGCCGGCGCGTAGCCGCCAATTTGCAGGCCTTGCAGGTCCATCACGCTGCCACCGATTGATTGTCGTCGGCCAGGCTGGCCAGGGTGATCGAGGCCGAGGCCAGGGCGGCCCGGCAGACTGCGCGGATTATTTCACGGTCGGCGCGATCCAGGTCCAGTTCGCGGGCGACCGCGTCGGGGATATCCATCACCGTGGCGCGCAGCGTGACGAAAGCACCCTCGACACAATCCCGCACCTCGGCGGCGCGCACCAGTTCGCCGCGCCGAAGGGCCAGGTTGTCGATCGCATTCTGGGTCTGGATTTCCTCTAACAATTCCTTGGCCGAGCGGCCGCTCGCCTCGGCCTGGGCCTCGACCCCAAACAGATTAAGCCGCCACTGGTCGATCTCGGCCCCGCGATCCAGGGCCGCCGCCGCCAGGGTCGCTTTTTTGGTCTGGTGCCAGGCCGCCAATTCCTGCGCGTCGAATTCGTAGGGCTGGCCATTGGTGCCGAGCAAGCGCACCGGCAGATCGTCGTATTTATCCAGCCAGCCCTTGAAGGCCGGCACGGAAATTCCCAACAGGCGGGCGGCCTCGGTCAGGTTGACAGTCAAGGCGCCGGGCGCCGCATCGCTTACGTCGATCATGGCCTGCCCTTCCCTGCAAATGACAACAACAACAACAACCCGCCAACAATCTCGAAACCCGAAAAAAAATCACGCCGCACGCTGCGCTACCGTTAGGCTTTCGATAGATCGTCAGAGGGACCCGCGCGAAATTTTGGGACGCGCAAACGAAAACCGCCGGCGGTTTCCCGTCGGCGGTTCCAATTCGCAGCAAATCCAGACTGTGCCTTTCGGTTAGATGATTTTCGCAGGCCCTGCAAATCGTCACCTGACACCCACGGCCTAAGTTATTGATAAATCACGCAACACCCTTTTTCGAGGGGACAGCCAGGGCGCAGCGGGCGCGACAGGTCCGACTGCATCGAAGCGACGCAGCGGCGTCTTGGCGCAACGCTGAACCAACGTGGTCAGGGCGCCGTGCCATTGGCCATAGGTGGCGCGAGCCATGGCGGTATATTCCGGCGGATCGACCTCGCGCAACAAACACACGACCGGATGCTTGCGCTCATTGTATTCCATCACCGGGCGCGGCTTTTGCCCCGGCGCCGCGTCGGCGGGCGGCGTGCGCCACATCGGCACGACCCGATGCCAAGCGCCCGGCTTCCAATCGGGATGGCCGCCGACTTCGGCATGACGGCGGATCAACAACGGATCGGGTAGGCGGTCGACCATGGCATGGAGTGTTTCGGCGTCTTCGTCGCAGCGCCAGACGCCGGCGCCGGTCCCGTCGACCCTGGTGCCCAAGGCCGCCAAGCCGTCATAGCCGCCACCGCCGCCACCCATGCGGCCGCCATAGTGCGGCTTCTGCATGGCATAAACCCAATGCAACAGCCGCTCGATATCGACGGCCTCGCGCACACCACCACGGGCTGTTACCGTGTTTCCGAAGCGCCCTTTATTCTTCTCTATTCCCACCCCTTACCCCTTTCTCTAGTAAACAAATAAGACAATTCTGGTAACACGGTAACAATGTTGCCAAGCCCTTGATCCGCCACGACAATCGCCCGTTACCGAAGGCCGCGCCTGTTACCGGCTTCGGTAACATCTTGAAACAATCTTGCGCCGCGTTACCGAACCCGGTAACACGAAATCCCCTTCGGTAACGCCCGATCAGGCGGCCAACCGGCCCACCCGAAGGCTAGATTTTGTCAATATCGGGCGGCGTTTCCTCGCCATCGAACGCCCCGATCGACAGCGCAACAGGGCTGCCCGCGATCACCCAGCCGATCACCGCCTTGACGGTGCGCCCATCCGCCCTTACCCGCTTGGTATCGGTTTCCAGGCCGATGGCCCGGCACCACTTGCCCACCTGCCGGGTGCTTATTTGATGGTGCATTTTCTTGCGCAGCCGTTCGGCGATTTCCTCCAACGAAACGAATTCGTGCTGGGACCGCACCATCCATTCCAAATTGAAATCGACCATCGGGTTCACTTCGGCCTTCCAGTCTTCCAGCACATCTGCGCTCGATGTAATGACGGTGAACCGCCCCTGGGCCTCCAACAAACGCCGGGCGCCGGCGATCGCCCAGGCCATGATGCCCGGCATTTCCGCCCGCAGCTTGTCGGCCAGGTTCGGGTCCTGATCCCTGGGTACGATCACCCGGTCCATGGGCAGCATGACAAAGCGGCTCAATACTTCCGCCGCCTTCCCCCGCATGGGCGGCAGCGAATTGGCGGCAAAGACATGCTTGGCCATGGACCGGTACATTTCCGCCGGCCGGTACTTGCGGTTAATCAACACCAGATCACCGGCGATCAGGGCCTTAAAGCCCGCATCGGAAATCGGCGCCCGGCTGGAAACTTCGGAGGCCACATTCAGCCGCGCGCCCTTGATCACCCCGCGCAGGGTCGGATCGTCCATATGCTCCAACGATAGCTGGCTGGTGCGATCAGCCCCCACCATGGCCGTGAAGATATCGGTAATCAGGCTCTTGCCCGTATCACCATCGCCGATCAGCAACAGCGCCTTTTTGAAACGGTTGGTCGACAGGCTGATATAGCCGGCGAATTCCTGCAAGGCATCGTGCCGGCCGTCGCTGCATTCCTCGCCAAAGAATGTCGCCAGGGTTGAAAGCCAGACCGGACAGATCGCCTTGCCATCCCATTCCCAGGGCAGCACGCTTTCCAGATAGTCCTCGGCCCGGTGCGGGCGCAGGCGCCCGGTCAGCACGTCCAGAACGCCGTTCTCGAACGCCACTTCGGACGACGCCACGCCGCCGAACTCGAAAACCATGTCATGGGCGCGCACGCCCAACAGCTTGACGATTTCGCTGCGCCGGTGCGCCGAGGTGTTTTTCGTGTCGGCCGCAAAGGCCAGGTGATCCAGATCGGCGGCCGACAATTCCTCCCACCACTTGCCGGTAAAGCGATAGACATTGCCCGGCCGGTCCCGTTTGAACGCCGTCGCCTTTAACATGGCCTCGACAATCCTGGTGACCGGCGGCTCGCGCGGCGCCGTATCGGGCGGGTCGCCGAATTCGCCGGCCAGTTCCTCGCCGAAATAATTATTGCTCATACCGCACCCGCCCCTCGGTTTTGCGCCGCACCCCGGCCCGTCAAAATCCTGGGCAGCCGCCCAGCCTCGCGCTTGCGGTCGGCTTTCAGCCGCGCGGTGATCGCCGCGCCATAGGCCGGCCGGTCGCACCAGATTTGCGTCTTGCCAGACAACAGCGCCGGCCACTTCGCCGTTTCCGGGCGCAGCACGCACAGGCCGTGCCGGCCCGGCGGCACGGCACGGGCATTAGGATCGGCATCGGGATCCGCGCCGGCCGCGCGGGCCGCCGCCTCGGCCTCGGCCACCCGCCCCGTCTCGGCCCACTGCCACGCCAATGCGCCGCGCAACCAGGCGATCGGCGTCGAGAACAGGCGCGCCTCGCGGCTGGCGGGATCCAGCGCGCCCAAACAATCCGCCACGCCAAAGCGCAGGGCGTGGCGCATTGGCGCGGCGGGATCGACGGCGACCAGGTCAATGACGGTCGGCACGGCGAAGGACCGCGCGGGCTGCCAATCATCCGCCGGGACGTTAAAAATTTCATAGACCCGCGCCGGGATAATCAGGGCCAGGCGCCCACCAATACCAGAACCGACACCCATTCCAACCCCACCATCGACCGGCTGCCACAACCCGGCCCGGCCCGACACCCGCACCCCTTCGACGCGGGCCAGGCCCAGGCCCAACGGCTTGATCAGCGGCGCGAAACCCGCCGTCAAATCCCGACCCGGCCGGCCCGCGACGACCGCCGCCAACAGGGCCTTATGATAGATATCCGCCTCGATCTGCGCCTGGGCCTTGCCGGCCGCCGCGACCGCCTTGCCCAATGCATCAAAAGCCGCCGCCCGGCCGGCCCCGGCGTCGGCATTATTAGACGGGCTTTCAACCGCCCTATTCATTTGAAGACCCCGGGCGGCGGCGGCACGCGCCGCGCCTTTTCGGCGGCCAATTCCGCGCGCCGCAGGTGCCGCCGCGCGGCTTCCAGGCAATCCGCCCCCAGGGCCAACAAATGGCGCGGCTCCATGGGAACGAAAACGCAATGACGGCCATTGCCGGCCATTAATTCGACGGTCACGCCGTCGTCGCGGATCGAGGCCCAACGCCCCGGTATCTGGCCCGGAATTGTATGGGCGGCATCGTCTAACGGGCAGCTGCTCATCCGCCCCGCCTTCTCGAATTGCCGACCGCATGGCCACGGCCGGCGCATGAATGGCAAATGCGGTGGCCGATATGATCAGACCAGAATTGTTGATCGCAGCCGCCCAGGCATTTGCGCATTTTCTTTTCGTTGGCGCTGGCCGGCGGCGGATCCCGGCGCAAAGCCCCCGGCGCGCCGCGCCTCTTAATCTGCCCAGCGGCGCCCTTGTCGTAATAGCGCGGCGCCGCCGCGACCACGGAGGCCGGCGTTTCGATCCGCGCGATTGTCCGCCGATCCGGCAACCGTAACAAACTGGACCTTTTATATACCGCCGACAGCGACCGCCCCAATTCCTGGGCAATAACCACCGCCGTTTTTTTCGTCGGCCACGCCGCCAACAGCCGGGCATCGTCGCCACTTTCGGCCCACGGCGCGGCGCTGCGCCAGCCGCGCCTAGCCATCGGCGGCCTGCTTGCCGGCAGGGACCGCCGGCAGATCCGGCAGATCATAAAAATCATTCGGCGTCACGGCGCCGTTGGTCAGCAGATAATATTGCTGCATCATGTCGATCCGTGGCAGCCGGTGGTCCGGGTCGCCGATCGGCAGACAATGCCGCCGCGTCGTGTCGGGCTTGCACCCCGTGCGCTGCGCCAGAACGGAGAAATTGATCTTTTCGCTGATGATCCAATGGCCAAGTTTCACAACATCTTCCCCAATTCGGGGCAAGCCCCACAATATGTAGCTATTCCCGTGTACTCCATTTCGGAGTATCGTGCAAGCGTGGAAATTCAAATTTGCAACATGACGCAACCGCACACCTTTGCCATTCAAGGGGCCATGAATGCGTCAGCACAAATCGCCGAAAACGACCCGGCGCCCGAGCGCTTGCGGGAGCTGCGCGAAGCGCGCAATCTCACCCAGGCGCAGCTTGGCGATCTGGCCGGCCTTAGCGGCAATGCCGTGGGGCACTACGAACGCCGCGAACGGCGCCTGAAATCGGAAGAAATTGGCAAACTTGCCGCCGCGCTACAGGTTGATGCCAGCGAACTTTTCGGCAAACGACCGGCACCAACCGTGCCGCTGACAACAACCATCGCCGCCCATGAAAGCGACGTGCACCCCAGCCATTTTCACGCGCCCAACAAACCCTTGGACCGGGTACAGGTGCGGCGGCTCGAAAATCCAGACGACTATTTCGCCGCCGAAATTTTAGACGACTCGGCGGATTACATGGACTATCCACCACAGACCGTGCTTATCGTCCAACGCCTCGACGCCCTAACGGGACCATTACAAATTGGTCAACAGGTAGTCGCACAACGTTTCCTGACCACGCGCGGCGCGGACGACAGCTTCGAAACATTGGCGGGGATCATTGATCGTTCGGTGACCGGGGATATCGTCGTTATCGTACGCAGCAGCAACAAGCGCCTGCCGAATACCATCATGATCCAGGCCACGCCACGCCGGCACAACGGCCTTGACGAGCGGATGCGCTCATTTTCGCCGGAAAAACGGGATATCGACTATCAACCCGATGACGCCGACGAGGCAGAAATTCTGGGCTGCATCAAATTTGTTCAGAAGCCGGTTTTTTAGCGGCGGACTTACCCAGCCTCAGAAATTCAACAAAATCCGCCTGGCTCATGACATGCCGCACCGCATCGGCCCCGACTTTCTCCGCGTCTTTTACCGGCGTCACGTCAAAGGTCACTTGACCAGACCGGAATTCACTGCCGTCAAGGGTGTCCGGTGTGGCCGTTTCGACCTGCACGATCGAGGTCAATAGATACCACGTTTGCGGCCAGAGACCCTCCCTTGGCAGGGGATGGTCATAGAAAATATGCCCGACTTCAAAGCTCAAAAACGGTGGATTTCGGCGCACCCAGGCCCCGTTTTGCCGCGACGACGGCGCCGCCTTCCGATAACGGATACCCATGGCCGCGCGGGATGCCCAGCGCAGGTCATAGCACCAGCCCACGGCCAGGCGGTAACCATCGCCCAAAGGGTGGCTGGCGGTGAATTCAATCCCCAGGTCTTTGCTCCAGAGCGCCATTGCGGCTCTATTCCATCAACCACGCCAGCCTATTTCGGCTTGCCGTGGATGCCAAAAGTTTCCTTCAATCGCCCAACCAGACCATCACGCCGCCGCTTGACACGCGCCATTTCCGCATCGGCCTCGGCATAGTCGGCCAGCAACAGCTCTATATCGCTGCCCGCGATCAGCGCCACGGCGGCGGCCACATCGCCGGCCACCACGCCCTTCGTCTCGCCACGCAATACCCACAGTCGGTGCTTGCACCACTGCCCATAACGCCCGGCCTTGCAGGTGCAGGTGGCGGTGAAACCGCCGTCCGCCCGCGTGATCACCACCCGGTACGGCTCATCCTCGCTGCCCCGTACAATCACCTTGATACGCTCGGTCATGGCTTTCCCCCAACGGCTGCAAACACGGTAGCAGAACCGGAAAACAATTCATAAACCCGTATTCGATTATTATTTTTCTTGACATACTCCATTCCGGAGTACAAATTCCCACCGTCACCGAACATACCGAACGGAACGGAGATAGCGGTCATGGCGGAAATTACCAATCTTGACGAATACCGCAAAACGCGCGCCCTCGACGCGGCGGCCGCCGAGGCGCTTTACCGGGACGCCGACGCCGCACTCCCAACCTCACCCCTAAACCCACCCCCAGGCCCACCGCGGCCATTCCTCCACCGCATCGGCGACCGGGTCGCCGTCGAAGGCTTCGGCCACGGCATTCTAGTCGGGCGCCTGGGCAACGGCTGGATTATTCAGGCGCCCGGCGGCCTGCGCCGCGCCGCCGGCGAGGATGAAATCTTCGCCCACTATGGCGACGACCCTACCGGCAACAACCCCAACGGCGCCGCCTGATGCCCGCCGCCGCACACCCATTGGCTATTTGCCGGGAAGACCAGATCGCCCAGGCCGTCACCGATTGGCGCGCCGATGGCGTCATCCTGGCTATTTCCCCCGGCCGCGCCGGCTATCGTCGCCCGGCCCGTGTGCCCTACAGTGTGCCCCACAGCGACCGGGGCCTGGCTGGCAGGGACAGCACGCCCGTGCTGTGCCTGTACTGCCACGACATTGAAACGCCCTATGCCATGCCATGGCGGGCGCCCGATGCCAGCCATGTGCGGCTGGCACTATCCTTTCGCGACGAAATCGTCGCCGGCACGGCGGGCGGGCGCATCCTGATCGCCTGCCGCGCCGCCCTGTCACGCTCGCCGGCCCTGGCCCTGGCCTTGGCCATGCCCGCCAATCCCGTTGGCGAGGCGGGCCGCGACCCCATAAGCGACCATGTGGAAGCGGCGGCCCGCGCCTGCGCCGCCCTGGTCAAAGCCGCGCCCTGGTGCCAGCCTAACCGCCTGATCCTGGAAATCGCCGACCGTCTGCTGACCCTCGACGGCGCACTCACCGCCGCCGCCGCCGCCGCCTTTACCTATCCGCCCCGCGCCCCCCATGGCGCCATGGGCGAACCGGGCCACTTCGCGGCCCTGCGCCCGCAAGACGGCGCCGCGTCATGACCGCCGCCATCAAACCACAAACACCGCTCTATGGCGCCGACGCCATCGGCGCGCACCTGGGCATGAGCCGCGCCAAGGTTTACGAAATCCGGCGCAAGGCCAACCCGCCGATCTTCAATATCGCCGGCGTCGGCCTCGCCGCCTTCCCCGCGTCCCTGGATAAATGGCTGGCCGACCTGGAAGCCGCCGGCGGCAATGCCGGCGACACCACCGGCGGGAAGGCAGCCGCGCCATGACCGCCCGCTGGCATCTTTCCATCCTATCCGGCGGCGGCGTGGCGCCGGCCCATGGCCGGGGCGTTCGCCTGGGCCAGATCCGCATTCTGCGCGACGGCTATATAAAGCTGGGCCGCGCCCGCCGGGTCGAACACCCCGAACATGCCGGCCGCCGCTGCTGGCGCGCCATCACCCCCGACCTGACCGTGCTGGGCCATTACGCCACCCTGCCCCGCGCCCGCCGCGCTCTCATGCGCGCGGCTAAAGCCGCCCGCAATCTTGAAGATGCCGGCGGTCAGGCCGCCGGTGGGGAGGCCAGCCAATGATCGACGCCACGACACCCCGGCGCGAACCCTGCCTGCCGCCCTGGATCATCGAACTGCCGAACGGCAGGGACAGCGCCATCCGCCATGCAACGCGCCGGGCCGCCCAGGATTTCCTCGATAAAAATTACCCGGTCGCCAACTTCATGGGCCGGGTCGGCGTCCGCCATGCCCGGACCAACGAACGCTGGCGCCGCAACCGTAACAGCCATTGGTACAGACTTAACCCACAGGGAGAATACAAGACATGAACGCCACCGCTCACGTCACCACATTCACCGCCGCCTCCTATATCGCCGCCCTGGCCAGCCTCTCCGAGAATGCCGTCCTGGTCCTCGGTTTCGCCGGCGCCACCCTTGAACGCGGCGAGGATCTGCCCAGTGTCCCCGATACCGGCAAGGCCCTGGCCATAGGCAAATCGACCGTCGGCAACGCCCTGAAAGAACTGGTCGACAAGGGCCTGTTGCAACGCAAGCCCGACACATTGTCGGCCCTGGGCCGCGCCGCCGTCGCCTCCATCGCCGCCGCCGACAAGGCCCCCACCGCCGACGCCGACCTTGTCGAAATGGACGGCGGCGAACGCCGTTCGCCAAGCCTGGACAGTAACGGTTTCAGCACCGGCGCCATTGCCGGTGATCATGGCGGCGAACTGCAATATATCGCCGTCGCCGACCTTGACGCCTGCCCGCTCAACCCCCGCACCATTTTTGACGCCGGCGAAATCGCCGCCTTGGCCGATAGCATTCTGGCCCAGGGCCTGCTGCAAAACCTTGTCGCCCGGCCCAGCCCCGAAAACCGCACCGACGATGAAGTCGGCGACCTGGTGCGCTTCGAAGTCATTGCCGGCAACCGCCGCCTGCGCGCCCTCCATAAATTGGCCGACGACGGCAGGATCGACGCCGACAGCTACATCGTGCCGGTCCTGGTCCGCGATCTTTCCGACGACCAGGTATTGTTCGCCGCCATGACGGAAAATCTACAGCGCGAAAACCTATCCCCCATGGATGAAGCCAACGCCTTCCGGGCCTATTGCGATAGAGCGGATGGGGATGGCAGGGCGACGGCGCGGATCGCCGAGGCCATCGGCATGTCGCGGCGCTATGTGCAAAAGCGCCTGCGCCTGTCAACCTCCCTGACGCCAGAGGCGCAAGGCGCCCTGGTTGCTGGCACTATCAGCCTGGATCATGCCCAGGTGTTGACCATGGCCAGCCGTGAATTGCAGGCCGAATGCCTGGACGAAATCGCCCAGGGCTATGGCTGGGACGCCGGCGATAGCCGCGACCGCCTCGCTTTGGAAAGCCCCCTGGTCGGCCAGGCCCTGTTTGATCTGGCGCTCTATGACGGCATCATCCTGGATGCCAACGGCGACACCGCGATCGAGAACGGCAAAGCCATCGCGCCGCTGCTATACGGCGAAGGCTATTTCGAGGACATGGTGCAATATCGCCGTTTGCAGGCCGCCGCCATCGATGCCAAAGAGGCCGAACTGGCCGGGCAATACGCCTGGGTCAAACGCATCGCCAAGCGCGACTACGCCGACGGCGAAAGCAGCAACTATCAGCGCGTCAGCCCGGACGATCCCAGGGCCGGCGCCCTGATCATCTACGACACCGCCCTGACCGTGCAAATTCGCGTCGACTATATCGATCTTCGCGACGCCGGCAAAGGCAAGGCCGACACCGACGCCGACACCAATACCGGCACCACCACCACCGAACCCGCCGTCAAGCTGCCATCGGCAACCGTCACCGGCAAGACGATCATTCTTTGCCAGGGCGAAAAGACCAAGGCCTTGCAGCGGGCCATCGCCCACCCCAATATTGGCCACGGCCATATGGAGGCGGTCGCCATGGCCCTGGTGATCCTGCCCCTGTTGCACCGCTACGGCGCCGGCGAAGTCAAGATCAGCGCCGACCCGTTCAGCCCCGACGACATGGCGCCCGACGGCCACCCGGCATTGATCGCCGATACCAAGGCGCTGTTGGCGCCCCTGGCAAAGGCCGGCGCCCTGAAAATCACCGGCGACGGCTGGCGGACCGACAGCGTCGATGATGCCGCCACCTTCCGCTGGTTGACCGCCAACCCCGGCCATTGTGCCGAGATCTTTCAGCATCTTGTCGCCCGCCAGGTCGGTTGCTGGCCCGGCTATCAACCCACCCTGGGCGACAGCGAATTGACCCTGGCCATTGCCGAGGCCACTGGCGCGCAGGCCGACAGCCCGGTCGATACACCCAGGGACTTGACGGAATTTCTCGGCATGTTCCGGCTGCCGCGCTTGCAGGCCATGGCGCACGGCGTCACCGCCACCCACCATTCCGACCTGTGCGGCGACCCGACCCGCCCGAAGTCAAAGGCCGAACTGGTGACGGAACTGGCCGGCCAACTGCCCGTCGGCTGGATCCCGCCCGAACTGACCTTCGCCGACCGCGCCGGCATGATCGCCGCCATTGACGGCGGCGGCGACGCCGCGCCGAAGCCAAAAACAGAGGCAACGGCAAAACCATAACCCCATTCGCCGCCACCCGCCCTTCCTTTTGCCGAGGATCGGGGCGGACTTCGGCGGCGATGCACGGCGCCGGCGGTGCCACACTCTCCCTGCCGCCGGCGCCGGTGCCAATCTTGAAAGGATCCGCCATGCACGGAAATGCAAAATTCCCCACCACCGCCGAGGCCCGGCGCGCGCTCCACGCACCCGACAAGCGCGCGGCCGCCAATTTCATCGACAACGCCGGCGCCGAAATCGCGCGCCTGAATGACCGCGCGGGCCGATACCCTGACGCCCTGGCGGCCCTCGAATACGCCGCCAACCAGATCGCCGGCGACGCCCGGCGCGGCGTCTTCATCAAGGCATTCGTGGAAGGCGAGCCGTGGGCCTTGACCGACCTAGCCGCCGCCATGGCGACGCCGCCCTCAAAACCCGGCCCCTTGACCGGAAAGACCCAATGGGAGCAACGCACATGAGCGCCATCGATGATATCGCCGCCGAACGCCGCCGCCAGATCGAGGTGGAAGGCTTTGACGACCACCACGACGACGAACACCCCAATGGCGAACTGGCGCTGGCGGCGGCCTGCTACGCATCGCCCTATCCTATATTCAGGAAATTTCCCGGCGCCGCCGGCGGCGTCTTCATGGATCCCTGGCCCTGGTCCGACGGCTTCGACAACCGCTACCGCTACGGCTCTTGCCGCGAGGGATCGGCATGGCATCGCGACGGACGCCTGCCCAACCCCGCCACCTACACCGTCGCCGAACGCCGCGACCTGCTGGTCAAGGCCGGCGCCCTGATCGCCGCCGAAATCGACCGCCTGGACCGCGCCAACCCAAAGCCAGCCTTCGTAGCAACCGACGAGAAAATAAACAAATTGCTCGACATGACCCGCTTCCACGAAATGACCGCCGCCGAGAAATGGGACCAACGGGTCAGCTTCGTGCGTGGAACGCTGATGGATACCGCGCCGGGCATCACCCGCGAACAGGTCGAGGCGGTGGCGACGGAAATCTATGGCCCGCGCCCCGCCGACGCGCCGCCAAAGGTCGCCCCATGACCGCCGCCGAAACGTGCCAGCGCGACGGCTGCGCCCACGCCGGGAAATGGGCGCCCAAGCTTTGCGTGCCCGCCAGGGACTGGGCCATCGACCTGCACCGGCCCCTGGCCCTGGTCATGGGCCTGCGCCTGTGCCGCGATCACGTCAACGCCATGGATCCGCAGGAAATCCTTGGCCCGGATCTGCGGCGCATCATTGAAGGTTTAGCCAAGGGCAAACAGCCGCCCGATTTCGACCGCGCCTTCATTACCGCCATCCGCACCACCAGCGCCGAATTCCTGCGCCTCAGCGCACCGCCCGCCGCCACCGGAAAGGCATAGCCATGGCCACGAACACCAGCAAGACCAAACGCACCGATCAAGCCAAGCCGGCCAGACAGGCCGAACGGATCGCCGAACTTGAGGCCGAACGCGACAGCCTCCTGGACGAAACCGACGCCCTGGTCCAAAGCGAAGCCAAGGCGCAAAGCCGCCTTTCGGATCTGCGCGGCGAAATCGTTGCCATCACGGCCGACCGCGACCGGATCGGCGGCGCGAGAAGCGCGCAAGACGCCTTCGCGGCCTTTGACAGCATGGAAGGCCGCGCCATTACGGCCGAGGCCATCGTCGCGGATATGGCCAAGCGGGTGCCGGCCATGGTCGAGGCATCGACCCGCCGCGTCTGCACATTTCCGATCATTAAAAACGAAAGGGATCCCGACAATGCCGGCTCTTAATTTCCAGAAGCGATTTGCGCCAGACGTCAAGAGCGGCGCGAAAGGCCAGACCATCCGCGCCCACCGCAAGGACGGCCGCGCCCATTGCCAGCCCGGCGACACCCTGGCCCTCTACACCGGCATGAGAACGACACAATGCCGCAAGCTGGGCGAAGGCAAAGTATCGCGGGTATCGGAATTCAAAATCACCATACAACAGGTGATAAGCATCAATGGCGGCCGCTTGACCGCCGGCGAAGGCAAAAATCAGTTTGCCCGCGCGGACGGCTTTGTTGACGCCCGCGAAATGCTCGAATGGTTCCAAAAAACCCACGGCCTGCCCTTTGACGGCGTCGTAATCGAATGGGAATTGCTGCCGTGACCGTTTATGTTGACGATATGAAAGCCCCGTTTCGCCGTATGATCATGTGCCACATGATCGCCGACACAGAGGCCGAATTGCACGCCATGGCCGACCTGATCGGCGTGGCGCGGCGATGGTATCAGGGCAACCATTACGACATTGCCATGGTCAAGCGCGCCCTGGCGGTCGAGGCCGGCGCGGTCGAAATCACCCAGTGCCAGGCCGCCGCCATGATGGCGATCCGCCGCATGGGCCTCGCCCCCGCCGACGCGCCGCTGGCCGATCCCGCAACCGCCTGGGCGGATTTCCTCGCCGCCACGGCCCAGGCCAGCCCATGACCGACCAGCCGAACACCCTGCCCACGGCCGAGGCCGCCCGCTATGTCGGCGCCCGTTCGTCGGCGCAATTTCTCCGCGAAGTCAAGGCCGGCACCTGGCCGCAACCGATCGCGCCAAACAGTAAGCCGCGCCGCTGGTCGACGGCGCAACTCGACGCCGTGCTGGCCGTCGACCAGAGCGCCGAGGCTGACCCGGGCCGCGCCTGGCTCGATGCCCGCTTCGGCCATGGCAATTGACAGCGCCACCCTGATCGGCCCAAGATCCCGCCCCATGACCCTGGGAAAACTCCGCACCTGGCTCTACCGCATCGCCCGCCACCTGGGCGACGTTAATGCCGTGCGCCGTGGCCCCAAGGGCATCGCCAAACGCCTGGGCCGCCGCGCCGCCGGCCGCCTGGCCGGGCGCGCCATGGGAAGGATCTTTAGGCCATGAAGCATTTAATCATCGACGGGCGAGGCGCCGCGACACACTACAAATTCAAGCCAAGCCAAAGTATGCGCCGCGCCGGCTTTCGCGGCCAATCATTCGGCCCCGATCGGGCTGCGGCCGAGGCCTACGTCGCCCTGCAAAACGCCGCCCACGATGCCGCGCGCCACGCCAAGGCGGCGCCCAAACCCAGCGCCGCCACCATCGCCGGCCTGATCGACCGTTTCCTGGTCGACCCGATCTTCTATACCGCCAAGGCGCCCGCCACCCAGGATGAAATAGACTATGCCTTCCAGCGGATCCGCGCCGCCCTCGGCCCGGCCCTGGTCCGCTCCCTAAAGCGGGCCGATTGCCGCGCCTATTATGCGGAATTATTGCTTGAAGGATCGCCGCACCGGGCGCGCAAGATTATGAAATGGTTGCATCGATTATTTGAATTCGCGATCGAACTCGGCGGCCTGGAAAACAACCCGGCGCGGCGCTTGCAGATCCAGAAACCACCGGCGCGCGATGCCGTGTGGTTGCCGGCCGAGGTTGACGCGGTGATCGCGGCCGCCCTGGCGCCGCACAGATCATCCCAGGGCAATATCGCCGAGGCCCGGCCGTCGGTGGCCCTGGCGATCCAGATCGCCTATGACACCAGCTTGCCGCAACAGGATATCCTGGCCCTGACCTGGAACCAATATGACGGCGAGGGGCTGACCGTGCGGCAGATGAAGCGGCGCGGCGCCGGGCGGGATCTATGGTTGCCCCTGGGCGCCCGCAGCCTGGAAATGATCGAGGCGACCGACAAGACCTCGACGCATTTGATCGTTTCCGAACAAACCGCGCAGCCCTACCCGGATAAGAATATTTTCGGCCGGGCATTCCGCAAGATTAAGGACCGCGCCGGCGTGCGCCCTGGCCTGACTTTCCATGATCTGCGCACCACGGCGCTGACCGAAATGGGCAATCGCGGATCCACCAACGCCGAGATAATCAGTTTCAGCGGCCACAACATCACCAGCCCGGTCCTGGGCGGTTACGTTTTACCCGATCGGGAAGCCGCCCGGCGCGGCCGCGCCAAGCGCGATAACGAGGAAAATTAGGGCCACGGGAAACAGTTCCCCGGCAGTTCCCCGATCCCCGAACATTTCCGCTAAGTCATTGATTTAATGGCGTCCCCAAGGGGAGTCGAACCCCTGTTTCCGGCGTGAGAGGCCAGCGTCCT